TCGTACAACTTAGCCAAAGGTCCTGAGATGATGGACGAAGCTGCGGTCGGAGCGGCACTAGGAATGTTTGGCGGTGCTAATGCTAACACTGCACAAGCGATACAAGCGTACAGGGATTCATTGGCACGAGCTCAACCTGTTGGATCTGGACCTAACACGAACATAAACTCAATCATAAACAATCGGGTAGCTACACCCACCAATGTCGTGTCGAATGCTTTCCCTCAAGCGGCGGCAGATGCTAGTGGCAATATAGATCCTTTTGCAATAAATTCATCGAGTCGGGGCAATGACGCATTAGTTAATCAGATTTTAAATCAAAGAGCTGCGGCGGCAGCTGCGGCGGCGGCTAGAGATAACTCAACAGGTGGTGCACCACAGAGGGCGGCATTCCCAGACCTGAGTCCAATGGGTCAAACTAATCCATTAGTGAATGAGATCTTAGCAGGAAGAAATCAGCCTGTGCCTCCAAGCATGGAAACAAAATTCGACCCTGCTGGCGGGCTAGGCCCTGCTGCGTTTGGGAGACCTAGTTTTGCTGACGTAGGACCGACAGGCGGAGCCAATCCTTTAGTTAGCGAGATCCTAGCTGCGAGAAATCAACCTACTCCACCTAATATGGAAACAAGATTTGACCCTGCTGGCGGGCTAGGCCCTGCCGGCGGAGCGGCAACTGGTTTTGTTGACAATGCGCCGACAGGCGGAGCCAATCCATTAGTGAGTGAAATTTTAGCGGGTAGAAACATTCCTACTCCACCTAATATGGAAACAAGATTTGACCCTGTTGGCGGACTAGGTCCTTCTGGCGGAGCGGCAACTGGTTTTGTTGACAACGCACCGGTTGGTAATACTAATCCATTAGTGGGTGACATCTTAGCAGGAAGAAATGTTCCATCGGCACCAGAACAAGATGCAATCTTCACTCCTGAAGGTACTACAATTACTCCTGCTACGGTCAATGTTTTACCTAGCAATGAGCAAGGAACTAACTATACTCCTCCATCTACACCTCAAAGAGGACCTGATGTAGATCCAATTCTTCTTCAGAAACAATCTGAAATCCAAGCTTTGATTGAACAAGGGATTTTAAACGAGGAGCAAGCTGCAAATATGATGGCTATTAATACTCCTCGATCTACTGGCGATGTAACCCCAGCGAATGAGTTTGAAGGTGCAACCCAAGCAGAAATGAATTTGAATGTTCCTAATAACGCTGCCTCAACTATGGACACAATGGCTGTAATGGATCTAATTAACAATGAGATCGCAATCTCTGGAGAGTTGTCTATGGAGACAGCTAGAAGAATAGCGAACAACACTCCGTTTTCAATGGTTGAAATTGCAAACCTAGCGGAACAATCAATGGGTCTAACTCCTACTAGTGCTACGGGCGCAAGTCAAAGTGTTGTTACCGCAGAAAACATTCTACCAATGGAAAACCCTAATAACCAAACAGCGGTAGCACCTTACGTTTTTGAAGGTGAGGTCATAAATGATCCTACTATATTACGACAGCCCTTCAAAGGATTTAAAAACACTATCTTGGAAGACGCTGTTCTTGCCGATGAAGTACTTACTCCTTTGGGTCCTAAAGTAGGAGAGAACACATCAATAATTAAAGACGATGCTATAGATGCTGAGACAATTATAAGAATGGGTGGCCCTGTTACTTCTGGTACTACCATTAATACTACTGGTACTGGCAATGTTACTACTGGTACTGGCAATGTTACTACTGGTACTGGCATTAATACTAATATTACCTCTTCGCCTATAACCAACAACTTGGAGACTACCAACACTAATCCGTATATTGATACGACTGTACAACCTCCATTCGATGGATCTGATGATGATGATGATGTTACCCCCGTTGGATCTGGAGAGGGAGAGGGAGACAGTGATGATGTTACTACTCCACCAGATGAGAACGGCAATTGTCCTCCTGGTTACATTATGAAATTTATCAATGGCATGTACATATGTGTGCCGATAGAAGAGGGTGCTCCAGAGGAAGAGGAAGAAGTGGAAGAAGTAGTTACCTACGGTCGTCCTCGTGCGGGATCGTACTACCAACCTAGAACGGTAGGACCAATTAGTCCCTATATCTTAAACTCTGATGAAGTCTAATGAACTTACAGGCTCTTCCCGAAGAGGCGTTGAAGGAAATACTAACCCTCACCGAGGCTAAGAAACGCTTAGATCTTAGGGACGAGGCGCAAGAACACTTCATGCCGTTTGCACATCATGTGTACGAGAACTTCATTGAGGGTCGGCATCATAGGATTATTGCAGATAAGTTAGAACAGGTGGCGCAAGGTAAGCTAAAGAGGCTTATTATTAACATGCCACCTCGTCATTCCAAGTCAGAGTTTGCCTCCTATCTCATGCCAGCATGGTTCTTGGGCCGTAATCCCAAGCTTAAGATTATTCAGGCTACGCATAATACGGAGCTTGCTGTACGTTTTGGTAGGAAGGTACGAGATTTAATTGACGATCCTCAATACAAAGAAGTTTTTCCTGACACGCATCTTAAAGAAGACAACAAAGGTGCTGGTAAATGGCAGACGAGTGCTGGTGGAGAGTACTTTGCGGCGGGTGTAGGAGCTGCGGTAACAGGTCGTGGTGCGGATTTGTTTGTTATTGATGACCCACACTCGGAGCAAGATGCTTTAAGTGAGACTGCATTCGATCATGCGTATGAATGGTACACTTCTGGTCCTCGACAGCGTCTTCAGCCTGGTGGATCTATTATAATTGTTATGACGAGGTGGGGAAAAAAAGACTTGACAGGCCGATTACTCGCTGCACAAGGGTCAGATGTTATGTCTGATCAGTGGGATGTGGTAGAGTTTCCAGCGATACTTCCATCAGACAACGCCTTATGGCCTGAGTTTTGGGAGAAGGATGCTTTACTATCGATCAAAGCTTCTCTTCCTGTAGCTAAATGGTCAGCGCAATGGCAGCAACAACCGACTACTTCACAGGGTGCGATTGTGAAGAAAGAGTGGTGGCAGCCGTGGGAGAAAGAAAAAGTACCTCCTTTGAAGTATATTTTACAGGCATATGACACAGCATTTTCAAAAAAAGAAACTGCGGACTATTCAGCGATCACAACTTGGGGTATATTCAACCCAGAAGAAGGCGGACCAGACAACATAATTCTTTTGGATGCCCAGCGAGGACGTTGGAATTTTCCAGAATTAAAAGAAATTGCGTTTGATGAGCATGAGTATTGGGAACCTGATATGGTATTGATAGAAGCAAAAGCAACTGGTACTCCTTTGATACAGGAGTTGCGGCTTCGAGGCATTCCAGCTTTGGGATTTGCACCCGGCAAAGGTAACGATAAGGTAACTCGTATGCACATGGTTGCACCAATGTTCGAAGCTGGTGTAGTATGGGCACCAACGGACAAGAAGTTTACGGACGAAGTGATAGAAGAAGTAGCGTCATTTCCTAATGGAGACCATGATGACTTTTGTGATAGTATGACGTTAGCTATAATGAGATTCCGACAGGGGGGATTTGTTTCTCTTGACGGCGAAGACTTAGATGAAGATTATCACCCTCAGAAAAGGGAGTACTACTAATGGCACTACCACCACAACCGATGGGATCAATTGTTGATTCTGGTTTTATGCAAGGACAAGCATCTCCTGAAATGGAGGGGCAAGAAGTTGAAGTCATTCAAGAAGAGACTTTTGAGGGTGGAGCTGAGATAACACCAGGAGAGGATGGAAGTGCTCTTATACAAGCCTTGTCTGGAATGGAGGGGCAAGAAGTAGACGTTGCGATTGAGCACGATGAGAACTTAGCAGAATATTTAGACGAAGGATATTTGGGAGAGTTATCTTCTGAATTGAGGGGATCATATGAAGATGATCTCGTTTCGAGGAGCGAGTGGGAAGAAGCATATACCAATGGCCTAGATCAGTTAGGTGTTAAACAAATAGAGAGAGCGGTTCCTTTTGAAGGAGCCTCTGGTGTTACTCACCCTTTGATTATGGAATCGGTTACCCAGTTCCAAGCGCAAGCGTATAAAGAATTATTACCGTCAGGTGGACCAGTTAAGACACAGGTCTTAGGACTGCAAAGTGCGGAGCATGAAGCTCAAGCACACCGTGTTAGAGACTATATGAACTATCAGATCATGGAGGTTATGCAGGAGTATGATCCTGACATGGATCAATTGTTATTTTACTTACCGTTGTCTGGATCAACGTTTAAGAAAGTCTATTATGACCCTACGATGCAAAGAGCGGTATCTAAGTTTCTTCCAGCGCAGGACTTAGTTGTTCCGTATTCTGCTACTGATCTTGCTACTGCGTCTAGAGTTACGCATGTTTTACGCATGGATTCT